TCCCTTCAGCACCCGTATTCCCTTGAGCACCCGTATTCCCTTGAGCACCCGTATTCCCTTGAGCACCCGTATTCCCTTGAGCACCCGTATTCCCTTGAGCACCCGTATTCCCTTGAGCACCCGTAGAACCAGTAGGACCAGTACTACCATCAGCACCCGTATTCCCTTGAGCACCCGTATTCCCTTGAGCACCCGTATTCCCTTGAGCACCCGTATTCCCTTGAGCACCCGTAGGCCCTGTTTCCCCTCCACTTCCCCCTCCACCACTTCCAGTGGGACCAGTCGGACCAGTCGTACCACCAGTGCAACCCGTACAGCCAGTATCTTTTTTATAACAACTAACATCCGAAGAAGGTCCTTTCGGTATCCAGACAACACCATCTATTGCTGTTCTTCGTCTTCCATTATCATTTCGCCAACTCATTACTATATAAAATTAATATTTTTTATATGATAATAATATCTATCGTTTAAGAGTCTTTTTCTTATTTTTCTTATTTTTCTTATATTTATTTATTCTTTTTGTTTTTCTAACAGCAAAATCTTTCATTAACCTTCTCTCTAAAGGTAAAGCATGAGCTTTTTTCGAGAGTATATTCGAAATATCCTGGTTATTCAAGGTGGTAAAAAAACGTTTGCCATTATCATATATATCAATTGCCATATTCTTCCCGTCGTATTTTGCTTTTATTAAATCGTCTTGTATTACGTTTCCATTTATATATGTTTTATAACCTTCAATATAAGTTGTCATTATATTTATTTTATATTTTAAATATAAAACATGCCTATAAAATTAGAACCTATAAAATTAGAACCTATAAAATTAGAACCTATAAAATTAGAACCTATAAAATTAGACAAATATCCTAAAGTTAAATCCATAATTAAAAAGGAGACTTATTTAGATAACTATTATAGTAAAGATTTTTTAAAACAATATTTTATATAACACAATATCAATGGTAAAGTCACCACCGCTTAAACCAAAGAAAAAGACAAAGAGAAGAATAAAATTAGTAGCCAAGACGCCTAGTCCGCCAAAGACACCTACAAAGCCAAAGACGCCGACAAAACCAAAGCCTAAAAAAAGAACCCGGAAAGTTAATTTAATTTTTGTGGACAAGACACCGACTCCTCCGCCAAAGGTGAAAACATTAAAGAAAAAATTGAAGTCGTCTAAAGAGAAAAAACAAAAGAAAACAATGAAAAAAAAACTAATTTTAACCGAAGACATAGATTTAAAGACATCGGCAAATAATACAGTAATGCCTGTACCCGTTATGCCTGTACCCGTTGTGCCTGTACCCGTTGTGCATGTAAAACGCTACAATGAAGCATTAATCGACGTATTAGGTGAATTAGCCGATATCCTGCAACGGCAAGGCGAACCTTTTAAAGCCCGGGCATATCAACAGGCGCAGGAAACGATCATGACTTATCCCGGCGATATAACAGATATTACTCAATTAAAAGGCTTAAAAGGTATTGGAAAAGCCATTGACAGTAAGCTAGAAGAATATATAAAGACCGGCACCCTCAAGTTATTAGAGAAAGAACGGGCCAATCCTCTCAACGTTTTAACCCGGGTGTACGGGATCGGTCCCAAAAAAGCCAAAGAATTAATTGACAAAGGCATTACTTCGATTGCCGATCTTAAAGCCAAAGAGGAGTTACTCAATGAAACGCAAAAGACTGGCTTAAAATATTTCGAGGCGATCGAAACCCGAATTCCGCGCAGTGAAATTGATGAGTATAAGCAAGTCCTCGAAAAAGTATTTACAACGGCCACCCCACCCGGTTCCAGTTTTGAAATCGTCGGTTCATATCGCCGGGGGGCGCTCAATTCCGGGGATATTGATATAATTATTACCAATAAGGCCGATAATCCGCTCGCGTATAAGAATTTCTTGGATCAACTCATTAAAGATAAAATCGTGATTGAAGTCTTAACTCGGGGTAAGACGAAGAGTCTAACTATCACGCAATTACCGGGTAAAATTCCCCGGCGGGTGGATTTCCTCTATAGTCCACCCCAGGAATACGCCTTCGCCCTCCTCTATTTCACCGGTAGTAAAATCTTCAATACAGTCCAACGGCAACGGGCGCAGGAGTTGGGATATACTTTGAATGAACATGGTTTAAATCATATGGTCGAAGGGAAAAAGGGAGAGCCGGTTCAGTCAATGTTCCCGGATGAGAAAGCCATCTTTACCTTTCTCGGTATGCAGTATAAAACACCCCAGGAGCGAAAGGATGGACGGGCGGTGCAATTAATATCGGCAGTTTCACCTACACTTGTAGAACCCTCTTTATTAAACGTAGAACCCTTAGCATTAGTAGAACCCGTCAAAAAGAAATCGGCCACATTAAAGAAGAAACCACAAGCAAAAGTCGATAATTTAACAAAGTTTAAAACCGAAGGCTTATCTGCTTTAAGTCTGTTTAGTGAAAAAGACCTAAGTAAATTAATAAGGGAGGCTAATGAGGCTTATTATTGCACAGATACAGACGCAGGACCCATGATGACCGACAATGAATACGACATCTTACGGGAATATACTCTCCAACATTACCCCAAGAATAAAGCCGCCTTAGAAGGGCATACCAAATGTCTAACCAAAATCGAGAAAAACAAAGTGAAACTACCCTATCAAATGTGGTCCATGGATAAGATCAAACCCAGCACGGATGCGTTACTAAAATGGAAACAAACCTACACCGGTCCTTATGTCATCTCCTGTAAATTAGACGGCATTAGCGCCCTGTATTCCACTGAAAATAAGGAACCGAAATTATATACCCGAGGCGATGGCATCATCGGCCAAGATATTTCACACCTGATACCGCATTTGCAACTGCCCTTTATCAAAGGTCTCGTTATTCGGGGGGAGATTATAATTAAAAAAGCGCTATTCCTGGAGAAATACGCCAAAGACTTTGCGAATCCCCGTAATTTTGTCGCGGGTATCGTCAATAAAAAAACCACAGACTCCGATAAATATGCGGATTTGTCTTTTGTGGCCTATGAAGTGATTAAGCCCGTATTAAAACCCTCTGGGCAATTCAGTTTGTTAGAAGATACTGCAAAAAGTGAAGATATGCCTGCATTAGAAATTGCCAAACACCTAACGCTCTCTTTCCAGGAGCTGACAAATGAACGTCTATCGACCTTGCTTATCGAATGGCGGGCCGAATATGTCTATGAAATCGACGGCATCATTTGTATTGACGATAAAATTTATCCCCGCCCCACCGGTAATCCGCCCTATGCGTTTGCCTTTAAAATGGTTTTATCGGACCAAATTGCCGAAGCCAAAGTCGTCGACGTGATTTGGACCCCGAGTAAAGACGGTTATTTAAAGCCCCGGGTGCAAATTGAGCCGATTAACCTCGGCGGTGTCACTATTGAATATGCCACGGGTTTTAACGCCAAGTTTATTGTGGAAAATAATATTGGTATTGGCGCCCTCATCCGGCTTATTCGCAGTGGGGACGTTATTCCGCATATTACCGAGGTAATCCAACCCGCGACGCAACCCCTGTTACCCACGGTACCTTATGAATGGAACGCTACCCAGGTGGATATTCTCTTAAAAGATAAAACCACAGATGCCACTGTCAAGGAAAAAACTATTAGTGGCTTCTTTACCAATATCGAGGTCGACGGCTTAGGCCCGGGCAACATTAAACGCATGATTGAAGCCGGTTATGATACTGTAGCGAAAATCGTGGCCTTGAGTGAAGTAGACCTTTTAAAAGTCGAAGGCTTTAAAACGAAATTAGCCCACAAAATTCATACGAATATCAAACATCAATTGGAAAAAGCCTCCCTACCGGAATTGATGCACGCCAGTAATATCTTCGGCCGGGGGTTTGGAACGAAGAAACTCACGCTTATTTTAGATGCGTATCCCGCCGTTCTTACAGAGAAAATTACCTCTTCAGAAAAGATCCAAAAAATAAGCACAGTGGAGGGTATGGCAAAGAAAACGGCAGAACAATTTGTCAAAGAAATCCCGGTCTTTCTGGCCTTTCTATCCGGCGCCCATTTACAGGAGAAACTCCATACAAAAGTTTCCACGCCTGTAAAAAAAACCGTGAATCCCGATCACCCTTTGTACCAGAAAAAATGGGTCATGACCGGTTTCCGGGATAAAGATTTGATCGAAAAACTCTTAGCCGTGGGCTCTGAACAAGGCAGCACCGTCAATAAGAAAACCGCCCTGCTCATTGTGAAAGACCTGGAGGAGGCTAATGTCAAAGTCGCCGAAGCCCAAAAACTCGGCATACCAATTATGACGCCGGAACAAGTGAAGGTCAAATATGCATTATAATACTGTTGTCATATCTTTTTCGCTAGGGCCAAACCGCACACAATATAAGCCATAGGTAAAGAACACGGCAAAGATATTTGAAAGCAAGGAATATTTATAGCGATTCTTATTGGTTAGTTCTACCCCAATGAACAATAAAAGGGGATCAATCACAGTGAATTCATCATCGGTAAAACGATGCTCTAATTTCGAAAGAATACACCCATCAAATAATAAAAACAAAGAAAAGACTATTATATTAATAAATATCACAAATAAAAACCACCATCTGGAGCCAAAGAGTAATAAATAACCAGTAAATATCGATATGCCAAAATGCAAAAAACGCAATAAGGCACAAATGTGTTTATCGGATAAACCCGTACTTCTTAGAACAGTCTCTCCAAAATCGACTAATGTAGTTCTTATATGTCTCATAGAAGCAAACATGCGTTTATATTAATACTTTAATAAGTTATTTATAGAAATAACATATTCTATATACTGATAATTCTATATAAATTGATATTCAATTATATTTTTTATATTTATTTTTAAATATTTGTATAATTCTAATTTAACTTTTGAATACACCTGTGTGCGGGTTAAACCGCCGCCCATAATTTTTTTCACATTGGCCGAATATTTAAGGGCGAAATCATCCTGATCCATCTTCTCGCTATTTTCATTTTGCCATTTAACAAAGTCATCTAAAAGATGTTTGACAACACTATTAATCAGTTGTTGAAACAGCGCGTCACTTAAAATACTCCATTGTTTTCCGTCATATGCAAACAATATATTATTTTTCTGTTCAAAGGCTTTAATGGCATGTATATCACTATGCTCCAAGGGCAACAGCTCTTGTAAAACATTCACTATTCCGCTGGTATAATCATTTTGAAACAGGTATTCCAAATGATTTCGCTGTACTGTAATTTTGCTAAGAAATTCTTCCAAGGATGGTATCAAAGAGGGATTCTCTTTTTGCGTTTTGTTCAACCAATCCACCGCATTAATCTTTTTTTTCTTTAAATCCGTCCATTTAGATAATTCCTGTATTTTTTGTTCCATCTGCGATATTTTATGTGTTAATTCGAGGATGATCTCGTACATTACCCGTGCGCTTGGTGTATCCGCGCATTCTTCATTTTCCAAACGGCGTTCTTTTATGGTCTTACTCATTAATTCGCATACTGCCACGTGCCGACTGTAATATATTTTTCTTTGATAGTCTCTTCGACAGGAAGCACAGGTATATTTTACACCTGTCTGATGAGTCTTATTCATGTTAGTCTTATTCATTTTAGTCTTATTCATGTTTATATGTTTATATAATTAACCTTCGCATTATTCAATTTTTTAATATAATACTTTTATAAGTATGACCTCCAGTTGTAATTGTAGTTATAATACAGCACAACCTTCTTATAATGTAGCGCAATGTGTCAGTTGTTCTTCTTGTCAAAGTGATATTGTATGCAGTGCGGAAATTACACAAAAAAGAATATGGAATCAAGTCCGGATACCATCCTCGCTTTATGCGATGAATGTTTCGGCATTAACTAGTGCAGCAGAACGGTTACAAAATGGTCCCTGTATAAATTGGAATCAACGTAGTGACCGACAGAATCCCTCGATACAAACAGCCATTCATCCTTCACATGGTAATTCGCTGAAATCTTCTTTAACGAGTAACAGACCGGGTACGTGTGCCCCTGGTGGTGTGGGTGTAGATATAAAACACGATTCTTATGCACGTTATTTAAATCGTAAGAAAGCCGGTAATTTAAAGACACAGAATACAAAAATAGCCACTAAACCCATTTACGGGAATAAAACATATGCTATAAATGCCGTCACTACTAGTATAGAATGTAATTGTAAACCAAATAATATATGTTAATAAAAATATATAAAAATTTAGGAACATATAACCAATACTTTTTATATATATTTTGCTATTCTTTTATAAAAAGTATATATATAAAAGATGCCTATAAAACTCGGTTTAGTAATTACAAAAAGACCACAACCAACTATTGTGGCACCAAGACAGTTGAATTATAAAGCACACACAGCATCGCAACAAGCATCGCAACAAGCATCGCAAGCATCAGCACCAGTAGAACAATACACGGGTTTATCTTTGAAAAGAGTAATGAATGCACCAAAAACAGGTTGCAAAAGTTGTGGAGGGTAATAAATAAAGGGTTAATTTACTATACTTTTAAATAAAAAAGTATAATATAAATGGATTCCTTCAACTTAAATAGTGATGCATATACAGAATCAGAAATAGAAGACTTATTCAACCTTAAAGCCGTGTATAATACAAAGGATATTGCTTTGGCCAAAACTGTATTGATACAGCAATTGACACGAACACAAGATTTAGGTGTTGAAAAACAGAGAGAAATCATGTTTTTTATTGATACTATCGCCAATCGCATAATAAATAAAATAAATAAAATAAATACCATTAACTTACCACAGGAGAATAGTGTTATAACCCAAGGAACGAATTTTATAATAGAGAACCCGGACCGTATCGCAGGAAAGCACTCGGATTTTACAAACGGTCGAATAACCATCGATTCAACCAATGCACCGCCAGGCTACATAAATCCGATAAATGTCCGCACCATTACGCAAGCGATTAGTTTTGATACGCGATTTCGCCCCAATTATTACACGACGAAATCCACCAATTTTTCGATGGTGTTACCGGCTATACAAAAAAACGTGGTAAGTATGCGGGTAGCCACGATAGAATTACCGTTAACCTACTATGCGATCTCGCAAACGCAAGGAAACGCGACCTGTTTGATTATTGAATTACCTATAACAAACAGTGCAACTAATTGTTGGATTTTAAATTTACCGGACGGCAATTATGAACAATCCTGGGCTGATCGTAGCCGTGCTGAACATATTGAAACAGCCATGAATAGCGCAATTATTATGGCCCGACCTGCTACGATTGATGTAAATGGTATAGTTACTCCTATAATTAACCCTGTTCCTACTGATTATTTATTAGCAACCGATTTAACCTATTCCCTCGACCATATTAGCGGACGCTCCATTTTTGCTACCCCGGTTAATGCACCGTCTTCACCAACTCCTTCCAGATTTACCTATGGTTTTACGATGCGTTTTAATGTCGATAACGCGGGTTCATTGAATATGGATACATCTATTCAATTGCGTCTAGGTTGGCTGTTGGGTTTTCGTAGTGCCGAATACGTCTGTGAAATTATTAATCCCCCCTCTAGTTCTTTATGCATATCCGAAGGCATTTGTTTAGTCTCCGGTCCACGCTACGGCTTTCTCGCGATTGATGACCATCAAAAAAATACAGGCCCGGCTTATATGGTGGCCTATGGCAATTCTATTTTACAGAATAATATCATTACCCGGATCAATTTAGCGGCTTTACAAGCCCAAGTAGGCATCTATCAAAGTAGTAGTGACGCGGGCTTAACCACCCAAGTAAACCGCACAAGGGAATATTTTGGGCCCGTCGATATTCAACGCTTACATATCTCGCTCTATGATGAATTTGGGAGGATTATTGATTTAAATAATATGGATTGGTCATTTAGTCTAGCATTTGAGATATTATATAACTAACCAACCCCAACCTTTAAGAAAGGTTGCGCCAAAATTACAACCTTTTACACCTTTTAACATTTAAAACGCTGATTTTTATGCAAATTGCGATAAGTGTCCGACAACAAATCCTGTAAGTAAAATTTCTTTGGGAAAACTATTCATAATGCGAAAACACATTTCTCTTTGATGTTTATAATCATTTGTTTTATATATTTTCAGTCCCCATTTTAGAGCATTTATACAAATCTTTTCCGTTCGTAATTCCACTGGAATCTCCTCAATTAATAGACCATTTTCCAATACTCTTGTTTCAAAATCTGCCATTTTCTGAATGTAGATTGACGTGTTCCTTTAATAATTATATTTGGTAGGTGTTTGTATTTCAATTTTTTATTTAATTATAAAAAATGGCGTTTTAAATGTTAAAAGGTGTAAAAGGTTGTTTTACACCTTTTCTCATTTAAAACGCCCAAATTACTTAAATATAAATAAATAAATAATGTATATGCCATTTATTACTTTTATTTATAAAGTTGGAAAAAACTATAAGACATATTATGGTAAATATTGTTTTGATTATATTTCAGATGACCACGAAGGGTTAGATAATGAAGTTAAATATATATTAATAAAAGGATTAAATGAGTATAGAAAAAAAAATAATATTCAAAAATTAAAGACAAAAATTATTATAGGTATATTATCTTTTTCATCAAACAACATTATTCCGACTTATTCAACTGATAATGAAATAAAATGTTTTGATTTTTATTGTAATTATGATAATAAAATATATATTAATGGAAAATTAATATAAAAATGGGCGTTTGAAATGTTAAAAGGTGTAAAAAGGTTGTGTTTTGCTACACTTTTTTAAAAAGTGTATATAAGATGGCCATTAATCGTTGTTTTGATACATTTATTCCTGTTACTAATGCTAGTGATTATTTGAATACAACACGACAGAAAACTCTCTTCAATGAGGTAAACAATAATGTCAACCGTTTCAATACTGCCAATCCCAAAAAATTGAATGGTTCTACTTATAATAAGAATTTCTCGGTAAGTCAGACAAATAATGTAGAGGGCGTTAAAGGCTGTCTAGTGTTTGCAAATAATTATCAACTATTATTAGACATAACGAAAGGGGAAACAATCGTGACTAATCAAAATATAAGTTGCGATGGCAATACTAATGAGAGAATGAATGCCCCAGTATTTGATGCCTGGAGTGGAAATCTCTATTCGGTTAACTATGCTCAACATGATGTAGGGAATATCTTACAATACGATCAAACTAATTGTATATATGATGTAGATCCTGATCATTTACTTTTTTATAATTCCTGTCCTTTGACTGACCTAACCGACTACCCCCCGGAATGGTTTAATGTAGTAGATATTAGTTTTAATAATACGGCATACTATATTGAAGCAAATCGAGCACAAATATTAAATGGCTTTAACTATCCCGAGAAGGTGATTTTTGGAAACAACCTTTAAAACAACCTTTAGAAAAGGTTGCGCCAAAATAACAACCTTTAGAAAAGGTTGCGCCAAAATAACAACCTTTTCTAAAGGTTGCGCCAAAATTATAACTCAAATTTAACCTGCCAGCGGTTGTTATTTTGGCGCAACCTTTTCTAAAGGTTGTTTTAAAGGTTGTTTATAAAATTGATTTCAATGTCTCTCTATAAACTCATTATACATATATTTATAAAATGAGTTTAACACCTGAGCTTATGCCTGTGCCTGTGCCTGTGCCTGTGCCTGTGCCTGCACCAATACCTATGCAATTATCCCCTGAACAACAACTGGCTTTAGACGAATTTATTGCCGGGAAAAATATATTCTTAACCGGTCCAGGGGGCTCAGGCAAAACCGAATTAATTAAACGAATGGTTTTACTAAGTGAATCAGCAAATAAAAAATATCAAGTATGTGCTTTAACCGGATGCGCCGCGATTTTATTGAATTGCAAAGCCAAAACCATCCATTCATGGGCAGGTATTGGTTTAGCAAACGGTTCAGTAGAAGAAATCGTCCGTAAGGTTATTGGTAATAAATTCAAATTGGCGGCCTGGAAGAAGGTTAACGTATTAATTATTGACGAAGTAAGTATGATGTCCTCAAAAATATTTGACATCCTTGATTTGATCGGTAAGAAAGCCCGCAAACAATTACTGAAACCGTTTGGAGGGATTCAGGTCATCTTTTCGGGGGATTTTTATCAATTGCCACCGGTCGGTCATGACGAGTCAAGTAGTGCATTTTGTTTTGAAAGTGCACAGTGGCACAGTACAATTGATTCAGTGATTCAATTAAAGACGATTTTCCGGCAAACTGACCAAACATATACCGATATTTTAAATCAAATCAGGGTAGGTAAATTATACAAGTCTTCTTTAGAAAAGCTCAGTGAGCATGTGAACAAACCTATCCCACCAACATTATTATTTAAACCGACGATTTTATTTCCACGCCGTAAAGATGTGGATTTTATAAATATAACCGAACTAGCCAAATTGGGCGATGCGGAACAGCATAAATACACTTTAGCGAAAGTGCCGGTAACCGAATTGATGTCTATAACCAGCGATAAATATAAAAAAATGACAGAAGAAATGGAAATTAGTGAGAGTCAAAAAGACACGGAATACGCGTTTATAGAGAGTAATATCAAGGCAGATAAGGAGATTATTCTGAAAAAAGGCACACAGGTGATGTGCATTGCGAATATCGACATGGAAAGTGAAAAGCCTATCGTTAATGGTAGTCAAGGTATTATTCTGGAATTTATTGGTGGTTTTCCGTTGATTCAATTTAACAATGGAGAGAAAAGAATGGTTGGGTACCACACCTGGATCAGTGAAAATTTCTCTAGTATTGCGGTTAAACAAATCCCACTTATCCTTGCCTGGGCAATTACCATCCATAAAGCACAGGGGGTGTCACTGGATTTGGCGCAGATTGACGTCGGCAGTAATATATTTGAATGCGGGCAAACGTATGTCGCCTTGTCCCGCATTAAAAGTTTGGAAGGCTTGTATTTGACGGCATTTAATCCACAAAAAATAAAGGTTAATAAAAAAGTGCAGGAGTTCTACACACTTTTGCCAAAAGTGTAGCTAGACGTTTACTATAGGCGTGTTGAAAGCACAGGTCGTGCACAAACAATTTATAACATTTGGACCATTTATCGGCACCCCAATACATGGCTCTGTATTTATATCATCAATAACATCATAAATAATATTATTTGGACAATTACATACATAATTATTATAATATTTCCCTCGTTTAAAATCTAAGCGTAACTGGTAGCTTTTCGCATTTGTGAGTACTCCACCATTACAACTGGTTAGGTTACAATCCTTCGGCACACATACGTTCAAATTATTATTGTAATAATATCCATTTTTTTTCAATGGATTTACGGTAGTACCGGTCAATTGGGCATCCGTTTTAATGCCTACGTAAATAGCATTTTGTTTTTTAGCGGTTATATAATCACTCGCAGAACCTTTCTTCATTTGATTTTGCATCTTGTATTATCATTAGAAAAAAATAAGTAATAATGTAATAGTTTTTTTATTTTTTATTTTTTATATTTTTATATTTTTTAAAAACCCATACATGTGTGACTCATTTGATTTTCCCCACCTAATCCGGCATCAAGTAATTCACAACCCTCACAGTATGGTTTCAATTCGACTAAATTATCAATACATAAATCAGGCATATCCCAATATTCATCACAAGCTACACAGCCTCTATTATCGCCATCATTCGTAACTCGTGTAGTACAACCAGTGCAAATAATTTCTACCAACTCTGGCATATTCCAACATTCATCACAATCTGCACAGCCTCTATTCTCGCCGTCAGACATAATACGTGTTACACAACCGGTGCATTTATTCGCATTACCTTTCCAATTGGGAATATTCCATATTGGTTCGGGATCTTCTTCATCACTATCATCATCTGAATAATCACGCTCATTTTCCAAGCTCCAACCTAAAATACTTCGCATTTGGGCAAGTTGTTTTTGGCTCATTTCTTGTTGCCCCGTTTCTTGTTGCCCCGTTCCTTGTTGCCCCGTTCCTTGTTGTTGATTCATATTGTTAATGGTATATATTATAATACTTTATATATCTTTTTTATTTCAATTTTATAATATACTATAACAAATGACCCCTATGCAAAAACGTTTCCTGTTGTTCTTAGGCGGTTGTATTCCAACGCGTTTAGCATTGACCGCTACAGCCAAATATATACCATTAACATATTTACCCTATCTAGGCATAATAACATTATTCATATCTATCGGATTTATATATCTCTATTTTACCGGACAAAGAAAAACGGGTGTAGAAACCCAGGGCGCCCCTATTTGGTGGATGAAATTTAGATTTGCACATGGTTTAATGTATCTATTCTTCTCATTATTAGCCTTTATGCATATTAAAACTGCCTATATTGTCTTATTAATAGACACATTCTTTGGTTTAGCACTATTCCTAATACATCACTACATGGCCGGGGATTTCAAGCGTCTCTATTAGTAAGAAATATTATACTGCCTATTTATAACGTATGTTAAATAATAAAACCTTCATTTCAAAACAAATAAAAAACATAACGCAAGACATGCTGAATACAGACATGGAAAAATTGATAGCCATTGGCAAAAACGCCCATACAATTTCCGCCCGTTCACGTATCGGCAACAATGTCGTCGATTTCTTTACTTTTACCCAACGCTTAGAAACAAAGGGTAAATATAATACAAATTTCTTTGAATTTCTCGAAAATATTGAAGAATTTAAAAAGAAAAAGTTTATTCAAACAATGTTGACGTATTATACCAATATAAAAAACAAAAATAACACCAAAAATGAGTATATAGTCTATAAAGAAGTATATAATATTTGCATTAGTGCAATTAATATCATGCGACCTTTAAATTGCATGGAACTCTATACCAAATACAATGCCAATAAAGTCCTCAATTTTTGTGCGGGTTGGGGCGGTTCCACCGTTGCCGCGTCCGCACTACACTTGGACCGTCATTATGGCATAGATATGAATGGTGATTTAAAAGACCCTTATGCGCAGTTGATAATCTATCTTGCAACAAAGTCCAACACCAAAAACCACATGCATATCGGCGACGCTCTATCATTTGACTACGCAAAAATAGAATATGATACGGTGTTCTCCTCACCCCCTTATTATTTTATTGAAAAATATGCCAATAATACGAATTATACATCGAAGAAAGAAATGGATGAGCAATTTTACAAACCTCTTTTTTCGAAAACTTATGATGGATTACAAAAGGGGGGACACTATATTATAAACATTTGTCAAGAGGTCTATGTCAATGTGCTACAAAAGCTATTAGGTGAAGCGACGGAAATATTTCCTTTTAAAAAGTCCAAACGGCAAAATGATTATACGGAAATGGTTTATGTCTGGAAAAAACAATGATATATTAAAAAATTGATTACAATTATTACATATAAAACATATGTAATAACCATGTTTAAATTAGCCGCGACTAGGTTTAATGAGGAAACCTGGAAAGAAAATGAAAAATGGCGAGAGACAAATAAATATAATGGCTGTTTATATAGTAACCCGCGGAATTTTAAAGATAAAATAATCGATAATACCACGGTGTTTATATTGGAAATGCACAATGACGAGAATAAAATAAAAGGAATTGGTATGATAAAGAAACAATCAATTATTAGCACTCATACTTGCCGTATTTATAGTGATGGTAATTATAATCGCTATACTTATAAAAGCCCCTATCGCATCGATATGAGTGAACTCACGGGCTACAATAAAGCCATCGTCGAAGTATTTGATATCTTACTCTTTAAAACCAAAAAGCATATTAAACGCGCTCAAGGCATTACGGAATTGCCGAAATGGATTTTGAACAACAAGCATTTTAATTTTATACAGTTTTTCAGGGACCTCTTTCAGGAGAAATTTCCGCAAGCCATACTCACTGAAAAAACGGAACTGTAAAAAAAGCTCCAGAGCAATTAATATTGATACAATTGATCAACAATTAGCGAGAAGGACCAATCGACATCATTCAAATTCACCAAGTTGCCTTTATCGTCGATCAAGCGTACGCGCAACCGGTCGATATTAACAGGACCGAAATAAGTGCGTTCATTCGCTTCTAAATTGGTCGCAAATTCTATATAAGGCTGACTCGATTGACTGTTTGCTAGAGAAACCGTGGGGTAGCCACAACTATTGAGTATCACATTTCCGCTAGGATCAAGATTATAGGCTATTTTTGTGCGCAGTGCGCCGATTCCACTTAAAGGAATGAGGGCTAAGACATCGGCTGTAGAAGGGCCAAATGTTTTGTTACTGAAAGTGGATCGATTAAAGAGAATTTCGTTGGCAGTATACAGTTGCGATTGCGTTAATTGCCGTGGAGAACTTTTTGTCATATAAGGTAAAGCCGAGTCTTGTATACGTAATTCGGGGTCTGTTGCATTTAATACGCTCGGACACCCAATAGTGGCAAAGGTATTATTGGCATTTTTATAAGCGGGGCTATAATAAGAAGGCAGATCGAGTTTATTCGAAACATTGGTGATGGTCACCAGACTATTATTTACTCGATTGTTGTTATAATCATCCACTACTAAGAGAAAATAAGTGGGGCCATAGAGATTCGCCGGCGATTGAGCGATATTATAATAATAATCGCCAGGTAATGTTGATGGTGACGGTAGTGCAGGAGTCGGTGGTGGAGCGGGCGGGGTTATTACTGTTAGACACGGTGGAGGTTCTTGATTAATAGGTAAATTCGGCTGTCCAGCTTGATATTCTATATTAATAGATACTCTTTCTTCATCAATTGTTCTATAACCCAAACTCCACCCAAAATTCTGATTTATCCTCATTTGGGAGGACCCGCAACTGTTATCCAAACAACTATTAAATAATTTAGTATCATAAAATATCAAGGTAGCTGGTCCGTTACTACTTACAAATATAAGCTTACCTGTAACAATATCAACGGTAATGTATAAATTAAGGTTAATTGGTGTTGCTGTAGGTGGAGCACCTGGATACCGTGAAAAATATGCATTTAAAAAGGGTATCGTGTAATTTCCTGAGGGTATTTTCACAAAAATCGGCTCAGGGCTAATGTTTTTATTTTCCAAAATAAAACAAGTATTTCCCAAAGAATCGTCGAAAATATACCACGAGGTCGGAATTTGTATCGAATTTAATTTCATCGAAACAACATTACTTAACCGTTCTGATAAATCACAGGTAAAATCCGTATTAAATGTCGGTGAATTGGGCGAATTTAAATTGCTAGTGGTATAGGGTATAATATTGGAACGATATTGACTATTGACCGAGACAATACGACTGATGATATTTTTAAGGTTCGGGTTAATCGTTCCTTGTACGACTGGAATAGGATGCGACTGTAAGACTCCTAGACGTTCGCGATTCATTACAAAGGCATTATTTTGTATTCCGTCTTTGTCAAAGATCTCCACTTTTTGTTTGCGGTCGGTCGGTTTGGTGCGCTCGACTTCATCCGCCTGAGCGGGATATTGATTTTGCCACCAATTGCCTTGTTGGGTGTTTTCGTTATATTGTATATTGCCTTTGTCGTTTTCATAATATTCTTCTGGTTCTTCTTCTTCTAGAAACTCTTCATTTATCAAAGTATTAATTATTCTTTCTACTGCGTTTTCGATAAATGCGGCGAGTTCAGGCTTTCTCTCGGTTTTTAGTTTGGATATTATTTTATTGGCTTCATCTTTAATCTGATATTGTGTAGGATTGTCATCTGTTATATTTAAAATGGCTAATAAATCTACAAGGGAATAATCATCAATATTCATATTAATTTGTGTATTCGGTTCCATTCTGTATACTATAAATAACATTTTAAATAAGAATATCGGTAATATAATTGGGAACAGAACGGTCTTTGCATTCCACCGACATCTTCCATTCGACAATTAAAGGCACGGTTTTTGCCTCTGGTGACTTGGATGTCCAATTTTTTTTATTCAATAATATATAGAGTTTCTTGACCCGATTAACCAATCCCCCGGCATCACGCGGAGGCACATGTTTCGAGGCCCATTCAAATTGCAATGCCTGAATTTTTGTTTTAAACCCGCTAATTAAGCACACGTGTTCCCAGCCTGTGCCTTTACTCAAGGTATATTTCGCTCCGCCGGCGATTTCGCCATTATGCTTTCTTAGACGTTTAACAGGATCGGGTGAAACCCCTGCGTAAGTGCAACCTTTATTATGGACAATGTAGAAGACCCATTTATCGTCATTTTTAACTACTGCGTCTGTGCCCACTGCGTCTGTGCCCACTGCGTCTGTGCCCACTGCGTCTGTGCCCACTGCGTCTGTGCCCACTGCGTCTGTGCCCACTGCGTCTGTGCCCACTGGTTCAATGTCTATATCGGCCATTATTATAAAGTATTATTTAAATAAATACATTTTAACCGTATCAAAAAAGACTCCCATCCGTTTAACAAGATTAGTTTGCGTATATATTAAGACAAAATCAAAGACATATGCGCTTTCCAGTTCCTTTAATCTGGCATGTTTAAATCCATATATATTATTAAATGGCGAAGGTATCAAGGGGACGAGATTCCGTACTATATACATGATAATTCCATTTATCCAAATCATACCAACTACGTCGAGAGACTTTCTAAAAGTAGATTTTTTCTTCTCGTCTTTTTCATTATACTCGCCATATATTTTGTTCAACAAAACGGCAATAATAATCGCAAGTAAAAAATATATTATAGTTACATAACCAATATCCAGTATTTTTATCAGGCGGAATCCGGGGTTTATACTCATTATAATATACTTTTTTAAAAAAGTATATTAAAAAATATATTAAAAAGTATATTAAAACTCTACTTGTTGCACTTTTTTAAAAAGCATTTTTCCATAAATACCACCACTGTATATATGTTTTACTACGTTATCTATCCCTGGCCAGGAAAAGAAAATAAGTATAGTAACCAGGGTACCCACCAAGACATCTGCCGTATAGTGAATACGGGACCCGATAATAAGTCCAATTTCTAATAAAGTAACCATTATTATTGCTATTTTTTCAAACATACTGCTCGATAAATACAGGGTAAATAATGTGACTAACACACAATGGATAGTATGTCCCGAATACATGTAATCTAAACACTCATTCCAACCTTTTCTAAACACATTAAAATAAAGAGAATCTCCTTCTTTAACGGTAGAACACCCAGGCAATCCCGGAGGAAACTGGGTGACTGATAATAGGACAACACGACCAATAAATAATAAAGAAATAATCCACAAATAATTAATAAGAGTAGTAGGATATTGTATGGCCCAGCGGATAATAAAATATAAAATAAATAGAATTAAACCAATATCTGGCAGGCGTTTAGAGAGAAGCGGTAGTAAGTTGTGTCCACGATCGAATAAGGGCGGATCATTGATATTTTGATAAACCTGATTTTCGGCGACAAATTCATTTGTATATCCAATCAATAAATAAAAAAAAATAGCAATCACTAATTGTTTTTTAACAGATGTCATATATATAAAATAGAAAAATTATATATAAAAATTATATATAAAAATTTACTCTTCATTTTTTTTCCAGGTTTGGCGATTCTTTTTTCATTTTGGACATTTTTAAAATGTCCTTTTTTCAAAAGGGGCTGTCCTCAGTCCATAAATTCTGAAAAAACACGTTTTGCAGGAAGATGGTCTAAATTTTAAAAAAAAGAAAAAATATTTGTGATGACACTTTTTTCAAATTTATAAATTTATATTAGAAACGACTTAGGCATTTTTTTGTGTAACTATATAAATAGTTACAAATGATTACAGAAAAAGAACAAAAAAATGCCGACGAATTTATTTGCAAAGATTGTGACTTTACCTGCTCTAAGCAAAGTAACTTTGATAAACATTTATCCACACGCAAACATAAAATAGTTACAAATAGTTACAAAAAAATGCCGAAAATGCCGAATAAATACATGTGTATATGTGGTAAGGAATATGTGTATAGACAAGGATTATACACGCATAAAAAAACATGCAAAGAAGATTCACCAGAAGAAGTAAAATCCCTTACGACAATGGTGATGGAATTAATGAAAAGCAATACGGAATTACAGAAACAACTAGTGGATGTATGTAAAAATAGTAATACGACCAATATACATACAAATAACTCAAACAACTCACATAACAAAACCTTCAATCTGCAGTTTTTCCTCAATGAGCAATGCAAGGATGCCATGAATATTAGCGACTTTGCCAATTCCATCAATCTCCAGCTGTCGGATTTTGAAAGCGTCGGCGAACTCGGTTACGTAGAAGGCATTACAAAGATCATGCTCGATAAATTGAACAGCATGGATATTTATAAACGACCGATCCATTGTAGTGATGCGAAGAGAGAGATTATATATGTAAAAGACGACGACAAGTGGGAAAAAGAAGAAAAGAATAATCCAAAACTTCGCTACGCTATTAAAACTATTTCTTTTAACAATATGAAACTAATGGGACTGTGGAGCAGTACGTACCCTGAAAGCATGGACGGTGATTCGCGCCTCAATGACAAATATATGAAACTAATCAAACAATCGACCGGCGGGAATGGCGAAATCGAGGATAGTGAAAATAAAATCATTCGAAGAATTGTTAAAGAAATAATAATTGATAAAGTGTAGGCACCTTAAAATTGATACTATTTACAAATCTTTTAAAATATTAGCGTTTAGAACAATAAATTATAAATGCTAATAAAATATATTATTTTATATAAAATATGTCACAATTAATAATACGTCAAATTGATTATAAAAACTTAAAGACGGTTCGGCAAATTGATTTTACTATAGCAACCCCATCAAATATAATATCTATACCAGACGTAGCCTTTAAAGATTTATCTTTTAAACAATTAACGGACATTCAAGCCGATACTAATAAATCAACAGTATTAAAACTGGAAAATGTGCCGACGACTATTTTTGAATGTATTAAATTTAAAAATAACTTCATAACCAAAGAACAAATAATAAGTTTAAATGAGCATAGCCCAGAAAAAATAAAAAATATAACACAATCACAGTTTATTGAAATGGATCACATATTATTTATTCATTTAGATCTGAATTATATAGCATTAGAAGTATTTAACATTATCCCGCATAATATGATTATTACAAATAATTTATTGGATAGTTTAACCCAAGATACGCTGAGAAACAAAGTAAATATTATACAACTATTTTCGATAATTAATGATAATAATAAATGTAAAATAAACATTGAATATTTAACTTTTACACAAATAAATAGTCTTCTCTCTTTTTTTTTGAATCCATCTACAAATCCATGCATGGTAGAAATAATACTACAGAATGGAAATAACTCACCTATACCAATGAATATTGAGAGTATTAAATATATTTTATCGCATTTAACTAGTTTACAAACAAAGAATATAACAGAGGATTTATTAAAATTGTTGGTTAGACAATGTGATCATGAACATAATTTTATTCTCTGTTTGCATAGGCTGGAATTAATCTCTTATAATCAATTCAAAATAATTGCGCCTTTAATAACGGTTCCCTCGATGTATCAAACTTTACCGGCAGTATGTATCAGTAAAATAAGTATAGAAATATGGAATACATTATTGGCGTGTGATTTAATAAAATATTTAAATATTGAGCAAATTACAAAACGTCAATTGGAATTAATAGATATTAATAGTTTAACCAATGCTCAATTGCGTATAATCACTAATAGTAAAAAATTAGCATATAATTTGACTAATTTACAAATATCATCTTTGAATATAGAGACAATTCAATATATTGCTATTTATAACTTACGTCCCAGTCAAATTGCATGTATTCCATGTGACTTGATACCATTATTAACATATAAAATAGTAACACCAGAAAAGAAAGAACCACATAAAGATAATAAGCATCATGACAAGCATAATCATCACGATAATCATCACGATAATCATCACGATAATCATCACGATAATCATCACGATAATCATCACGATAATCATCACGATAATCATCATTATGACAAGCATAAACATCACGATAATAATTATGACAAGCATAATAATCATGATAAACATAATGTAAAACATCACATAAAGGAAAAAAACATCATTATCGAAGACAACAGTGATATTATTACAGGCGAAACAGATCATGACATTGGACTAGTATATGATCAATTAACACGTTTAAATGATAGTCAAGTGGCAGGTTTTACTTCAAGACAATTCTCCAAGCTTGATTCAAAACAAATACTGTCATTTACTCGATGTCAACTAACAAGATTGAATTATAATCATATATATCACCTTAACGATAGAGAAAAATCTCTATTATTCACTCGGCTTAAACATTTTGATATAAATCATATAAAAGACATTACTAATACCAGTAACTTAAAGTATCAAGAATGTATTACTGAGATCCAGTATTTACTAGATGTGGAAGATTTGATAAATTCCATAAAAGACTTGATTATTGAATTACTCTCAAATCCATTGTACTCAGTGAAATTTGCAAAAGTAACATCATTATTATTTCCAGTCATAATACGGTCGTTTATTGATAAAGAATTAATTGTCTACGTATTAAATGCGTTTTTATCAAAAGATTCATTATTACATAACATAATTAATATGAGAGGAAATGATATTTTAAATATGTGTAGAACTTCCATTGAAAATGGGAATTTATTCAGCGGGTCATTGAGTTATAATTATGCTTTAATTTCATGGATAGCCAGTATATGTTTTCATGATAAATTTATTATAGATTTCAAGAATATATGGATTGGTTTTGGATCATATATAAAAGGTGTAATCCTGCCTTATATTGAGCTATTTAAAATGAAGAAAAAGACAGATAGTACTAAATGTGAAATGAATTTAGATTTATTTACAAGTCTATTTGAATTTATTGTTGATATATTGAAAGATGAGGCAACAGATGAATTTATAGAAGCTATAGTTCAAACGCTAGTCGTAGATGTTGACGATATTACAACATTAATAAATATTAATAATTTTTGCTTGGTATTAACTGGTAAAGACTTCATATACAGTGAATTACCTGAGGTTGAACCCGAATGGATCGATGAATATATCGAGATAATATGTGATTATGTAATGAGTTCAAGAAGAATAGAAAGTAATGGTATAACTTTCTTGAAGACTATATTGGATGTTCCTGATGATATAAAAATAACGAAACAAAAGAAAAAGGATATATTTACACCTATAGAAATTGACATAATAGAATATGAAGAAGAAATTGTAAATGTCTATGAGGTAATGTACACAAACATTAAAACAATCTTGATAAATAGTATCAGGTTAGGCACTATAGATATTAATTTAGTATTGGGTAGAATTCAAAAATTGGCCTGTTATTGTAATTCATCGTTGGCATTAGTAAATAAACTGAATTTGCTTTGCGAAGAGATTATTTATGATAATGAAAATTGTGACACTTCATGCTTAGAGAAAATGAAAGAATTTATTAAGAATGATAAAGTAGAATATTATGGTTGTAAAGGGTTGAAATTATTATGGGATTGGGGAAAAGACGGTGAATGTAGAGAGAAAATGGAATTAGTATGGGTTATGGAAGTACCACAAAAATGCATTACACCTCCAATTGACATTGAAGAAGAACGATTGAAAATGGAGGAATTACAAATAGAACAACAAAAAATATTGCATCGTTTATTAATTCAGGATTTACATCGCAGGGAAGCAGAACGGTTACGACATGTTGAAATACAGTGGTTACAACAGATCGAATTACAGAGGCAACAGGAAATAGAAGAATGTTTAAGACAAGAAGAACACAGAAGACAAGAAGAACATAGAATACAAGAAGAACATAGAAGACAAGAAGAACATAGAAGACAAGAAGAACACAGAAGACAAGAAGAACACAGAAGACAAGAAGAACACAGAAGACAACGGGAACAGGAAGAACACAAACAAGAAGAACACAGAAGACATCGAGAACTAGAAGAACAAAGACAACAGGATTTACAAAGACAACAGGATTTACAAAGACAACAGGATTTACAAAGACAACAGGATTTACAAAGACAACAGGATTTACAAAGACAACAGGATTTACAAAGACAACAATTTTTACAGAGACAACAACATCAACAACGTTCTCAACAAAATAATAATGCTTCACCTTTTTTTACAGGTAAACTATTCACTAATTTAAAATAAAATTGAAATGCGTTATTAATTTATAATATAACTTAATAAAGACAACAACCATGGCTACCACTAAACAGGCAATTAATATGATTAATTCGGAAGATGCAATTCGGATTATACAAACAGCAACAAATAATATGCAAGGATTTTCAAACAAGCAACGAGAGAATATTTCAGACAATATTTCAAAAAACAAGGAAGTTGCATTTGGCTATTTATATTTCCCCTGGAGTACAAATGATATGCATGTCCAGAAAGTGTTACAATGTCGGGACAAACAAGATATACATTATGTACATCTTATCGAATGGTTTGAAATAGCATTTATATACTATATAAAAAAAGAGAAAAAAGTCATTGTATTTGGAGATACCGAAAAATACGTGGAAGGTGTAATCGAATTCATTGAAGACACAGTCCAACAATATACATTGGAAGCGAAATTAGAGCAGGAACGATTAAAAGAAATACAAAATGTTCTAGATGATTGTCGAGAGATTGAGCCACTCACACAGGAACGAATAAATGAAATACCACAATATGGTCTATATGATGATTGTCGAGAGTTTGACCCACTCAAACATACATGAATAATAAATAAACATTATGTATTTATTATAAAATAAACTAAAGTGTATTTATGGTTAGTTTTGTCTTTTTTTGTTTTACTGGTTTACATGGTGGTTGAATAATTTCAAGAGGCAATACTTCAATAATAGTATTTTCTTCATCACTATTTTGTTCAGCAAGTATCTTTTTTCTAATAGCACATCCTCGATAATGTGCTGACAACGCTTGTTGATTTTTAGCTATAAAATTGCAATATTCACAGACCATTTTACCAACAGAAAATGTATATCGTGATGAGAGATAATGCTCTAAACTAGGAAAATTAATTTCGTCTACTTGTTTCAATAATTTTTGACTAAAATCTTTGATTGTCCTTAGGATATTCAACTTCTGTGAACAACATTCTTGAAATTCTTTATTAATGGCATCTAACATTTCTTTATCTATTGTATCAATATCACTTTTATCATCAAATTTGTCCAATGTTTCTTTAAAATGATCAATAATTTCAATACCTAGTTTAATTTTTTCTGCATCGTAATTTACTTCATGCATAAAGAGTAAAATATGTTTACCATTATGAATGGTAATTTCAAAATTACGTTTATTGGCAATACCGGTATTTTGCGAGAGAAAGATACCACAGCAGTTTTGAGTTTCGACATCATGAATAAATTTTTTAACTTCTTCTTTTGATACAATTTTTTCCCAATTTTTATTTTCTACTAAAATAGTTGGTTTATTCTCTCTAACCAACATAATATCACCAGATTCTTTCTTATCACCAACGTATTCGATATCTTGAGCGCTAGGATATAATGTATTTAAAATATTGAAAACTATATTCTCAGATATTTTACCCTTTGTTGAAGCATTTTCTAATTTTCTTAGCATATCATTTACTGTCGCATTTAATGAAAGTGAAGTTTGTTGGTGTGATGTAGAAATTTCTCTAATAGTATCATTCGTTGTTTTTATCTCTCTTATATTCGTTTCTAACCTTTGTTCACTTTGAAGAAACTTCTGCTCCAAATTTAAAATAAAATCCTGAAGAGTTCTTGGATTAATGGAAGCGCTAAGAAATTTATTTGTATCTTCAGTAATAGAGTAATGCAGAGATTTTATAGCTTCGTTAATTTGTTTTGAGAGAGATTCGTTATTTTTTGGCATAATATCATTTATTAAAAGATGTGTTTTATCAATCATCATAGAATTTTGTTCTTTTAGTAATGGAGAAATTTTATCAGCAACATTATTTGATAGAATCATTTTAATATCTTCCATATAATCTCGTTTAAACTCAGATAATTTCAAAGTAATATTACTAATTGTATCAGTTCGAACATGTGAGATATTATCAGATACATTATTAATTTGCAACTGCATTGTTTTCATATGCTCTATCAATTGTTCTGCAAGTGAATTTGTAACACCTGTTTTAGAGTCAGGAACAAGCTTTTCAATAATATCTATTAATAACAAATTGACTGTTTCAAACATACTAGCTGGAAAATTTTTATAAAAATTCCAAAGTCTTTCGTTAGTAATTGAAATAGTATTTTCTGCCATTTTATAATATAATAAATATATATCTCTTTAAGTTGTTGTTTTCGCAATTCAAATCGCAAATTGCGAATTTCAAATATGTCAAAAACTTAACAAAAAAAAAACTAGGTTTTTTTCTAAACATTATAAA